CATTGATGCTAAAAAAGATATGTGGAGATTACCTGCAATGTTTGTGGGTCAGTATGCAGAGCGTGATGCAGAATCTACACTTAAACTTTGGAAACGATTAGAAACAGAATTATATCAGCAGGAGCTGTGGGATATATTTAACCTGGAAACAAAACTATTTCCTTGTCTTGTTGATATGAGATTTAAAGGTGTAAGAGTTGATTTAGAGAAAGCAGATAATATTAAGAAATCTTTAATACATAAAGAGAAAAAAATATTAAGTAAAATCAAAGCTTTAACAGGAATTGACATAGAAATTATGGCAGCTCGTAGTATTGCAAAAGCATTTGATAAATTAAAACTGCCGTATGATAGAACAGAAAAAAGTAAAGAGCCAAGTTTTACAAAAAACTTTTTACAAAATCATCCACACGAATTACCAAAAGCAATTGCTGAAGCAAGAGAACTTAACAAAGCTCACAGCACATTTATAGATTCTATAACTAAACACGCAGTTGATGGTAGAATACACGCAGATATAAACCAAATAAGATCTGATAGTGGTGGCACGGT